AGGAATATTAGCAATGGATAAGTAATATGACACTGGTTGTATCAGGCAGTAAAGGCGGGGCCAGCAGCACACCCACGCAAGCGAACGATACCCTAAGCAGTACCGCGTATGCGCAGATCCTCGATCTTATATCGGAAGGCCCAATTTACGGCCCCGTCGATTCTGTTTCCCCCGCCCGCTCCGTCTACTTCAATGACACCGTTGTACAGAACGCCGACGGTACGTATAACTTTAATGTCAGCCAGTTAGATTTACGGCTCGGCGCATTAGACCAAACCTATATTAATGGCTTCGACACCACGTCGAACGACGTCCCTATCGGTGTTCAACTTAAGAATGCTGCGCCGTGGGTCCATACCATTACGAATTTGGATCTTAATGCGGTACGCATCACACTCAGTTTAAACTCGCTCTCGCAAACATCGACCGCCAACGGGGATGTAACCGGCTACCGGGTCGCGTATCAGGTGCAGTTATCCGTCGATGGCGGCTCGTACTCCACCGTAATCGATACCGCGTTTAGCGGTAAGGCATCATCGGTCTACACCCGCTCGCATCGCGTCGAGCTAGCTGGCGCGAAGTCACAGTACACCCTCCGCGTAATCCGCATCACGCCGGACAACACCAGCAGCTATATCCAAGATACGACAAATGTCGTCGGCTATAGCGAACTCATAGACGCAAAATTACGATACCCATTCAGTGCCGTTTGTGGCATTGCCTTGGATGCGTCGCAGTTCTCCAGCGAACCTACTCGGTCATACGACTTGAAAGGCCTGCTGGTCAAATACCCCTCGAATTACAACCCCAATACGCGCACATACTCAGGCACTTGGGACGGCACGTTTGTTACCGGCTGGACAGATAACCCCGCATGGGTGTTCTACGATCTTGCGCTAACAAACCGATACGGGGCCGGTAAGTGGATAGACGCAATGGCGATTGATCGCTATGCCCTGTACACCATTGCGCAGTATTGCGACGTGATGGTGTCGGACGGGAAAGGCGGACAAGAACCTCGCTTTACTTGCAATTGTTATATTCAGGATCGGGCGGGCGCATTCAAGGTTCTACAAGACCTCGCTAGCGTGTTTCGCGGGATGGCGTACTGGGCTGCGGGAAGTGCCGCCGTTACTGCGGATATGCCGCTGGACCCCGCCTACATTTACACGCCAGCAAACGTCATTGGTGCGTTTAAGTATGTAGGTAGCTCGCTCAAGACGAGGTACACGGTCGCGCTAGTCACGTGGAATGATCCGGAAAATGCTTATAAGCAGGCAATCGAATATGTTGAAGACGCGGACGGCGTGGCGCGTTACGGAATCAACAAGGCCCAGGTTGCTGCCTTCGCTTGCACGAGTCGGGGACAGGCGCAGCGGGTCGGACACTGGACACTTATAACCTCACGTGCTGAAACCAATACCGTAACTTTCAGCGTTGGACTAGATGGCACACTTGCCCAGCCCGGACAAATTATCGCCATCGCGGACCCGGCCCGCGCAGGGATTCGATTAGGCGGTCGCGTTCGGTCAGCCAGCAGCACCACGACGCTAACGCTAGATAGTCCGCCACCGGGCATCACGGCGGGCGACACGCTCACGGTTATCACGCCAACCGGCAAAACCGAGGCACGCACCGTTAGCCTCGTCAGTGGCCCAATCATCACGGTATCACCAGGGTATTCGGCAGTCCCAACACCACAAGCGGTATGGATGAGGGAGGCGGCAAATCTCAAAGCCCAGTTGTTCCGCGTGGCTAAAGTCGATGACAAGGGCGGCATACAGTTTGAGATAACCGCAACGCAGCATGAACCCAGCAAGTACGCTGCCATCGACAGCGGCGCGGCTATCGACTTGCGCCCAATCAGTGGCATGCAGCTAACAACGCAGCAGCCACCGACCAACGTCGCCGCCTCGCAATTCGTCGTCATAGATCAAGGTATCGCTCGTACCCACATGACACTTTCATGGTCTGCTGCGCCTAACGCAACCTCGTACATGGTGCAGTGGCGTAAAGACAGTGGGGAGTGGATTACGGCGGGCAGTACCGGCGGCTTGTCGATCGATGTAGCTGGCATTTATGCAGGCTCGTATGTTGTCCGCGTAAAGGCGGTGAATGCGATGGATATAAATTCGCCCTACGCGTATTCACCGGCTACTGTCTTGGCAGGAAAGACCGGGACGCCTCCTTCCGTTGTGACATTGACGGCCAGCACAGATCAAGTGTTTGCTATCAATCTAGGCTGGAGTTTCCCGCCAAACTCGGGCGATACCGCGTACACGGAGGTCTTTTATAGCCGCGTCAATAACCTATCGACCGCAACACAGTTGTCGACCTACAGTTATCCGACCAATACAGCGCAACTGCTAGGATTGGCGGCGGGCGTAGGGCTGTATTTTTGGGCGCGGTTGGTGGACACCACAGGCAACATCGGGCCGTGGTTTCCGGCTAGCACTGTAGCCGGTGTGCAAGGTATGAGTAGCGCAGATGCAACGGCAATCCTAACGTACCTGACGGGGCAAATCACACAGACCCAGCTCGGTAAGGATGTACTCGCGCCAATACAGGCAATACCGGGCCTCGCGCAGCAGATCAAAGACACCAGCGCAGCCGTTACCCAAGAGACGCAATCCCGAATCACCGCCGACGCGGCACTAGCCACACGTATCGACCGAGTGGCGGCACAGTACGGCTCCCCGCCGATGGCAGGTGACCCCACCAGTTTCGCGGGGTCAGTCACAACTTACGCGGGAGTCTGGTCCGAGATGTCCGCACGTGCCGAAGCGGACCTAGCACTGTCCCAGAAAACCGACACCATCACGGCACAATTGCAGACGGTCGGTAACAGCCTGACGGCCGCCGTTCAAACGAATGCCAACGCGTACACGAATTTAAACGGCCGGGTGGCTGCGTCATACACCATCAAGACTCAGGTGACCGCAAGCGGGCATACCTATGTGGCCGGGATTGGTGTCGGAGTCGATAACAGCAGCGGCATGGTTGAGTCGCAGGTACTCGTTTCCGCTAGCCGCTTCTCGGTCCTTGATCCTAACGGTGGCGCGGTGTCCTCGCCTTTCACGATCCAGGGCGGTCAGGTGTTGATCAGTCAAGGGCTGATCGGCACCGGCTGGATTCAAAACGCGATGATTGGGGATGTCATTCAATCAAACACCGTCGGCGCGAATGGACAACCCCGCTGGAGATTCGATAAGAACGGGACGCTAACGCTTAATGGCACTAACTCAGGAGCCGGATATATGACATTGAACGATGCCGCGCTGTGCGTGTATGACGGCGCGGGAACCTTACGCGTGCGTTTGGGGCTTTGGTCGTGATAGCGGGCTTGCAAGTGTTTGACGCAAGCAGCCGTCTAATACTCGACGGGACACGCCGGATACTGCGTTACATCGGGGCGGCCAATCTGTCCGGCGGCACGGGGTCAGTATCCGACCCGTCGATATCTCCAGGCACGGCGTGGTACGCATTCCAGCGGTCACAGACTTTCAAGCTATCAGGTGGCAATAATCCACATGGGACGCTCGGCTACATGATTCCGCCCGTCATCACCGTCTCAGGTAATTCACTTATCTGGACCTATCCAGGCAAGCGGCTCGCAGACGATGAATACGCGGTCGGTATTCTATTTTATGGAGTGTATTGAGTGACCGCAGGCTTTCAAGCATTTACGGATTCTGGGCTCTTGCAGATTGACGGGCTGACACCCAATATGACCCTGCGCCAGAAAATTGGCGTCACTACCGCACCGGGAACCCTACTAATCTGCTGGACCTATAACGGCGATGCCGGACCATTAGCGCCGGTCGCGACCGTCAATTTCTCAGCATCCACCCCGTTATGCGCCGTCTATAGCCCGGGCTGCCCCGCCACCATCGTTTCGACGACGAACACCGGGCCGGGCCAGTGGTCTGCACTAATTTGGTCATCAAGTCCCGCGTCATTGGATTTCTACGTGTTCGACCAAGTACCGGCCGTCTCCGCGCCAGCAGGACCGGGCTACGGTCTGCAAGTATTCACCCCGGCGGGCGGTTGCGGACTGATCTACGACGCCCGCCAGCCCCCTGTCAGCGTGCTCGGATTCCAAGCCGGAAATATCATCGGCGCAGACCCAGCGGGCTGGTATGGCGGTAGCAACGGCTGGCCCGGAAACACCTCGCAATCATTCAGCTACCCGGTTAGCAAAGTTGCCTCTGCGGCGATCCTCAACGCGGGCATAGCCTACCGCACCCAATATTACGCACTCTCCGCTTGGCAGCATTCAGGCGGGACCGCAATCATGGACTTTATCAACGTGAATGCGGGCGAACAGTACCCGCCCAATAATTTCGTTGGATTCGGCTCGGTCCTAAGTTGGTCCGCACTCATCATAGACGTAAGCTGCATATAGGAATTCATGCCATTTACCTTTGACTACAAGACGCCCAGCACGGGCGCACATGCGAATTACCATGTCGTCCAGCAAGTCACCCTTGACGCAGTAGGCGCGCAAACCTCGGCCACAGTCGCATCGTATTTCAGTAAAGACGATAAGACGGCGGGCAAGTTCCCAATGTATACGCAGCAGATTGTTATCGCAGGGTTGCCGCCGGACGGGCAAAACGCGTTCACGTTCGCAGAGGCGCAGCTTGTCGCCCAGCATGCTACCGATCCGGCGGCACAGCCCGCATTCCCGAACCGGTACGTGTTTGCAGGCGCTCAGTTGCAGCCCGCAGACCCGCCCGCCGCCACACCTAGCACAGCGGCATAACCAAAGGAGTTCCATGGGCTTACTCACCCAAATCGCCGCCGCAGAACCAGCCAGTGGTACGCAAGTCGCCACCGTTCTCGCCGGAACCGCTTACGGGATGTCGCCTTTCCCGCTGAGTACCATCGTATCGGCCTGTACGCTTGTGCTCACTCTGTTCTATATCTGGGGTGCGCTGCCCCGCGTATTCCGTACTGCCGTCGCACTCTATCGCGGCGTGTTCCGTAAAGACTGGTCACTTTGGCAAAAGCTCGGCGACCAGCCTAACCCACCCATGGAGGAATAACAGTGTCCCTGATGAGCAAACTACTCGCGGGCATGCTCGCTCTGTCTATGGCAATTGGCGCGGGCATCGGAGTGTATGCCGCCTACGAGCACAGCAAGGTACAGGATGCACAGCTTACCGCTCTCACTCTGGCAACCAAGCAGGCCCAGGCCAACGCAGCGGCGGCGGCATCAGATGCAGCAGCAACCCGCGCCGCATTCGGATTGCAGGCCAGCGCCCAGGCAGCAGCCAAGCAGGATCATGCGGCCACCACCGCCCGCCTCGCCTCAGCAGTCGGGGCCTATCCCGCTGCGTCGGAAGTCGTGCCGGAAGGAATCTGGACCGCAATTTATGGAGATGCTAATGAGGCTAAATAGATTCGTAGTTGCGATGAGTATGGCCGCGAGCCTATCCGCGTGTGCCTCGTTTAGGCCCCCGCCCGTTGTAGAGGTCCAGGCGAAAACACCGCCTGCGGCCCTCATGCAGGATACGCAGCATGCCCCGCGTCCGCCCGGCAATACAGTAGCGGATTTGGCAAAGGGCATTGTGAATGAACGTGGGCGAGTCGATATGTGCAACGCGGATAAAGCTGGGTTGCGGGGATGCAAGCGCAGCAGTCAGACAAGTGATACGTGAGGTAGAATCCTGCTACACACAGGCGCATCGCGTTGCATATTGACAACAACCCAACTCATTGATTTATAACGGTTTGAAAAAATATTGAAAGACATTCTGGTTCTTTATTACAGTCGGCACGGCGCCACGCGCGAACTCGCGCTGGCCCTGGCCGCCGGCATCGACAGCGTAGCCGGCGCGCAAGCCCGCCTACGTACCGTGCCGCCGGTATCCACCGTGTGCGAGGCCAGCCAACCCGAGATTCCCGACAGCGGCCCGCCTTACGTCGAAAATAGCGATCTCGAGGAGTGTGCGGGCTTGGCCCTGGGCTCCCCAACACGCTTCGGCAATATGGCGGCGCCGGTCAAATACTTTCTCGACGGCACCTCGTCGCAATGGCTATCGGGCGCGCTCAGCGGCAAACCCGCCTGCGTCTTTACGGCGACGGGCAGCCTGCATGGCGGCCAGGAAAGTACCCTGCTGTCGATGATGCTGCCGCTCTTGCATCATGGCATGCTGATCCTGGGCATCCCTTATTCGGAAGCTGCGCTCAACACCACCCAAACGGGTGGCACGCCTTATGGCGCTTCGCATTTTGCACGCTCCAACCGAACTGAGGGCGAGACTCGGACCGGCATCTTGAGCCACGATGAAAAGATTCTGGCGACAGCACTCGGCGCCCGTCTTGCGCGCGCAGCGCTCGCGCTTGGAGTTTGACTCACCCCAATTTTATCTAAAGCTGCGCCGCAAAGCCTAGACGATTCCGCCGCGCAACTCCGCTGCATCATTTAAATCCGACACAGCCATGACCGCCAAACCATCGAATTTGCCTGACACGCCGGACGCCACATCGCCAGCTTTTATCGTCGCCTGCGCCGAGCTTATCGGCAGCGCACATGTCCATACCGATGCGCACGATACCGCATCCTATTTGACCGACTGGCGCAATCGTTACACCGGGCAGGCACGCGCCGTGCTGTGTCCGGCCAATACAAATGAAGTTGCCGCACTGGTCAAACTGGCGGCGCAACATAAAATTGCCTTGGTGCCGCAAGGCGGCAATACCGGTTTGGCCGGCGGCGCAACCCCCGACACCAGCGGTCAACAGGCGGTGCTTAGCCTGCGCCGCCTGAATCACGTGCGCCATGTCGATCCAGTTAACCACACCATGACAGTCGAAGCCGGTTGCATCTTGGCTGACGTGCAACGCATTGCGCGCGAAGCCGGTAAATTGTTTCCGCTGTCTCTGGCCGCAGAAGGCAGTTGCACCATCGGCGGCAACCTCGCTACCAACGCGGGCGGCACGGCGGTATTACGCTACGGCAACGCACGCGAACTCTGTCTGGGGCTCGAAGTCGTGACGCCTCAAGGCGAGATCTGGAATGGCTTGCGCGGCCTGCGCAAAGACAACACCGGCTACGATCTGCGCGACTTGTTTATCGGCGCCGAAGGCACCCTGGGGATCATTACCGCTGCGGTCTTAAAGCTCTTCCCGCTGCCCGCGGCACAAGTCACCGCCTTGGCGGCACTAGAATCACCGCAAGCCGGCCTGGCCTTGCTGGAACTGGCACAGCGCATTACCGGCCCGCTCTTG